TCAATCTTGCTCAAATTTACTTCTTATATCTCTTGGTGGTACCATTAAAAAATCAAACCTATCATCATTTATGATAGCAAGAGACCAAAATAATATATGCTCATCAATTCCAGAGGATAGAATACTCTTTAATATACTTGTCTGATTTTTTTCGCTATCTATTATTTTCAAGCATAGCTGTTGAACTAAAGGGTAAATGTTATTCAAACAGGCATAACCATCCGCATGGTTATAAGCATATTCTTTCGCATATTTATTAATATTAGATTTTAGATTGTTATCCGCAATTATTTGATTTGATAGCTCCATATCCCCTGCTGACACACCACCAGAAGAGATGCCCATATTACACCACATAAGGAGTTTAATAAAAGATAAACTAAGTCGATCAAAATATTGCGTCTCAATACCATTCGCAAACCCTGTTAACGTTTTATTTTCTTTTATATTCTTATGTATAAGATTGATTATAAAGTTAAAGTTATTAAGTTCAGACTCATGTTGCGCTATTTTTATTTGCTGCTGACTAAAATGTATTGTTTTTCTAAAAGTACTTACCAAAATGACAACCGAAGCAAGTGTAAATAAAGCTGTAAAAAAGGAAAAAACCCCGCTTAAAAAAGAGCCAAAGCTTCCCCAGTTTGCATTAACTTTAGAAATCCCCAAATCATAAAAGTAATATCCGTAGATTAGAAAGGGAGCTACAAATAATACAATTGCTAAAAGTACCAACGTAGTGATTATTGCTGCATTAATTTTCATAAATCATACTCAGCGGATTAAATTTCACTGCATCTTCCAAATGGTCAGGGGAAAAATGAGAATATCGCATAGTCATTTTTATATCCGTATGGCCTAAAATGCGTTGTAATACCAGAATGTTACCACCGTTCATCATAAAGTAAGATGCGAACGTATGACGTAAAACGTGTGATGATTGCCTATCTGGCAATTCAATACCAGTTCGTTTCATTGCTGACCTGAAAGCAGAATAGCAAGGCGTAAAAAGTTGCCCTTTTCTTTTAGGAATTTCGTTATAAAGAGATTCGCTAATAGGAACGGTACGATTACGTTTCCCTTTCGTTTTTGTAAAGGTAATTTTAAACGGTGTAATTTGTGACCTTGTTAAACTTTCTGCTTCCGACCACCTTGCCCCTGTGGATAAAGCAATTTTGATAATAATTTCTAAATCTTTAGCTGTGCTTTTTCTGCTTTCTTCAAGTAGTGACTCAATTTGTTTATGGGAAAGAAAAGCCATTTCTGATTCATCTGTGCGAAATGCTCTGATTTTCTTTATTGGATTATCACCTGTCCACTCACCAAGCCTGTCTAGCTCATTAAACACAGACCTGAAATAAGCAAGTTCAAGATTAACGGTTCTAGGTGCTACTTTATCAATTCTAGTTGTTCTTGATAACTTACCTGATAAGCGTTGTTCGCGATATTTAGAAAATAACTGGGCAGTAAATTCTAAGGCTAAAGGGTCTCCCATTTGTTCACATGCCCAAAGCATTACAGATAAGCGCTTCTTTCCATCGCTTAATGTAACTCCGTGTGAGTTATACCATGAGTTAACTAGTTCGCTCATTTTTCGTGTATCTGTTTTAGTATCTTCAATCCACGGTTTACCCTCGGCCTTATCCAACTCATAGCGTTCATACGCTATAGCTTCACCTTTGGTGGCAAATTTTTTACGAATGCGTCTACCTTTCTTGCCGTCGGTTCTGTTTTCAGCATAAAAGTCAGCGATCCATTCGCCTGTTGATAATTTTCTTACACCCATAAATAAAGTTCTTATGTCAGTAATCTTTGATTTCTTTTATTACTCGCCCAAGTATTGTTAAATCTTTTAAATCACAATCAAAAGCCATTCCGATACCAGATACACGAACACGTTGAACTGGAATGCGAGTTAATTCTCGGATGCTAATTTTCCCTTCAATATCAACAAGCCATTTACCATCAAAAATGTCACCAAATGATTTATCAATTAAGTAGTAATCCCTATCGATTTGTACGCAAATTGGTTCTGTTGGCATTGGCTTATTAGATGGAAGCATAACTTTATCGAACATTACAGTGCTAGCCCTTTGCAGCTCTCCGTTTAGTTCTTTGAAATTAGTTAACTTCAATATATCAACTCGTTCGTTGTCAAATGGATTACCTGTTCCCCAGACTAGCCATTCAAGATTAGCGCTGGTTTCATGCATGCACCTAACAACCATATCAGCAGGAAAGATATTGCGTTTATATCTTCCAGAAAGAGCACTAGCCCCCATATTGAAGTGTTCAGCTAACATCATTTTTGAAGAAAAACCATAGGCTTCAATAATTCTATCTAAAACAGCACCACTGTTTTCACATGATACAAAATCAAATGAATCATTCATTTTCATTCCCGTAAACTTTACGTTATGCAAAATAAAAGCATCACAACGTTGACACTTTGCGTTAAGTGAAGTAAATTACGCCTAAAGCAAAGTGAAAATAGATGCAAATAGATGTAAATAGATACCAATAGGAGATTTTGCCTTATGCGCCCAAATATTACAATAACCATTCCAGACCCTTATGTAACTGTCAGTGAGTATAGTAAACGCACCGGACTAACAGAAAGATCAGTAAGAAACATGATTGCAGATGGTCGTTTGCCAGTTCGTGAAAAGAGCAAAGACTTAAAGCAAGGAACTGTGTTTATCAATCTTGCTGCAATCACAGTTGAAGCCCTTTCTAAATCAAAAGTTTCGCTTCAAGCGTAGTTATTATTCGCTTTAGGAGAAAAAATACCATGTTTGATTATCAGGCTTCCAAACAATCACACTTTGACAATGCATGTCGTGCTTTTGCAATTACTCACAAAGGTGACCTTGTTCAGATAGCGGAAGCAATCGGCATGAATGCGCAAATGTTGCGTAACAAGTTAAACCCAGAACAGCCGCACCAATTAACATCAAGTGATTTAGTTAAAATTACGGATGCGACAGAAGATGCCACGTTGTTAGATGGTTTATTAGAGCAGCTTCAATGCCAGCCGTCTGTACCTTTGAATAATGCATGTGAAGGAAATTTTCCTGCACATATTTTAAATGCAACGGCAGAGGTCGGAAAGTTAGCTAGCCAAGCGGTTTTAGGTGGTCATATTAATAATGCCCGTTCCGCTGAAATTAAACAGAGCGTAAATAATGCGATCCGTTGTTTAGCATTAGTTGGTGTGACAATTTCAGCCCGTTTACATTCATCCCCTGCGTTTGTATCAGCGATTGATACCGTTGTGGGGTTCAGTCAAGCAATGGTGTGATTATGACTCAAGCACATAAACAGCAGTACAAATATAAAGTCACTGGCGACTCATTTAAACGTTTGGAAGAAATCAGCGTAAACAAAAAAGATGGTTCATTAAAATATATTGTTCCCGTTATTTTGTTTGCAACTATTTATTTAATTTCTAGAATATAGGTGATTATTATGCAACATAACCCATCATTTATAGAAAATCGTATTAATGAAATCCCACTGGATATGCGTGTTAGTGGACTAAATAAAACATCCGAAATTAAATCAAAAGTTTTTGGTTTAAGTAATGATGCACTTAAATTCTTTATGTTAGAAATGCGTGACCGCTTTAGCCAACATCATGAAGAAAACAAGAAGTTCTTAGGTGTTATTCTCTATATGGCAGGCATCGAAAAAGAACGCCATGATTGCAAATTTGAAGATTTAACCACAACAGAGATATTTAATATCGTCAAAGCTATTAATCATATTAAGGCTGTCACTTCTTTATTACCAAAGAATTTAGCATTACCACTTAATTAAATAATACCCAATTAAATAAATGACGTTAGCGCGTCAGGGATTTTTACACTCTAAATTTAGGAATTAAATAAATGAATATACCAGAACCAACATTCACACCCGTATTAGATGCCACTTCAAATGATGCAATTTTAATTGATGGTTGCATCAACTGGAATCGTAATGATGAACGCAAAGTTTGCAATGACCGTTACGCTTCTCGCCTGCGTAAGCTTCAAATGTATGTGCTGCAAGAAAAAACCAGATTATGCAGCAATCAGTCAGTTACTAGAAAGTGAAATTAATCACATTGAAAATATGGTGGTATCGCAATGAAATTTAACTTTTCTTTTTTAACAAAAGTTTTTCAAAAAAAAAGAGGTGATTTATATCCCTTACCTTATGGCTCAAAGGCCTACCCGTGATTTCTATCAAATAGAAGTTACTGCAATTAATAAAGCATTAAAAAGGATAAAGAAAGAATTAGAGCAACAAGGTTTTAAAGTTATACATCGCGGCAGTAACACAAGGGAAAGTTATTTTGATAACTAAAGTAGAACACAATAGCGACGTATATATTTCAATACGTCGCCAACAAGAAGAAAATAAGCCAGAGTTGCCGAAATCAGCGACTCTGGCTGAGCGCATTATGTGGGATGCCAATAAAGATGATGCCGAGTGGCGTCATGAAATATTCGCGCATGTTCCCGATTTCCTCGCTATTTACTTTGCTACCAAATACGCACGCCTTTTTAATCAAAAGGGTCGTCGTCGTGCCAATGAATTTTTACGCAAAACCGCTAAAAATGTATTGCCACGATTCGAACGTGTCATGAAACATTATGAGTTTAAGCATCGTGTTTCAGGTGATAGACCATTCCCCTTTATTGAGCAACTAGAAAATATTGCGCAGTTAGATAGAACGGTTATCAAAACTTTAGCAAATGATATTGCCAGTTTTATGAGTGATAACTATGAAGCTGCAACAAAGCAATACGCCAACAGCGACCCAAAAGATGAGTATGACGCCCGTCAGCGTCTTGATAAAACTTATGCTTTCATTGCTAAGTTAACATTACAGTCAGGTACCCAACCGCCATATTGGCAGCAATTCATTAAAGGCAGAATTAAACCGAGTGAGGATAAACTTTGCGCGGCATTACTTCGCATGTTTGATGCTGCTTGGTGGTATCGTCGCTTAAAGCGTTTATGTGACCTGAAACGTGAGCACCTTGCTATCGCGATTGGTCAAGTTCAAAAATCGGCATCCCCTTATGTTTCAAAAACAACCTTGCATCGCTGGGTAGAGCAAAAGCGGTCAAATTGGCAATTTCTTAAAGACTTTGAATTAGAAGACGAAGACGGCAACCGAACCGAACTTACAAAAATGGTTTTAGGTAGTATTGCAAACCCAGCCGTTCGTCGTTGCGAGCTAATGGCGCGTATGCGCGGGTTTGAAGACCTCGCCAAGGAAATGGGCTGTGATGGTGAATTTTACACAATGACAGCTCCATCAAAATACCATTCAGCCTATCAAGCAGGCGGATTTGTTGATAATTGGAACGGATGTGATCCAAGAGCAACTCAAAAGTATCTATGTAAAACGTGGGCGAAAATACGCGCAGCTTATAGCCGTGCAGGTATCCGTGTTTTTGGTTTTCGTGTTACTGAGCCGCACCACGACGGTACACCGCACTGGCATATGTTGCTGTTTGTTATGCCTGAACATAAAAAACAATTACGTTCTATTTTTAGTCACTATGCACGTTTAGAAGATAGAGACGAACTTACCACACCTAAAGCATTAAGAGCCCGTTTTCATGTGGAGCCTATCGACGAACGTAAAGGAAGTGCAACAGGCTATATCGCTAAGTACATTTCAAAAAATATCGACGGTTACGCAATGGACGATGAAGTCGATAAGGAATCAGGCCAGAAGTGCAAAGACATGGCGCGTGCGGTTTCCGCTTGGGCTTCACATTGGAAAATTCGCCAGTTTCAACAAATAGGCGGTGCGCCTGTGTCGGTATGGCGTGAACTGCGCCGCATGGGAGATGATACCGAAGCATCAACAGGTTTAGATGTTGAATTTGCCGAAGTTCACAAAGCAGCCGATACCAGCAACTGGAGCGAATACACCAAGTTGCAAGGTGGTGCATTTGTGCGTCGTGCCGACCTTATCGCCCGTCTATGGTATGAGCGTGAAGAAAAGACCAACGTATATGGTGAGCCCGTCGATTGCATCAAGGGGGTTTACTGTACTTTAGTGGGTAACGACTCCCCAATTATCACACGTATTAAGAACTGGCAGATTGTGCCGAAGTTAGCCGAAGCGACAGCGGAGGCTGGTTTTGATGGCGCGATTAGCGCCCCTTGGAGTTCTGTCAATAACTGTACGCAGGCACGGAGGACGATTAAAGACAAAGAAACGGTTATTCCCGATATTGTCAGAAAAGCCAAAGAAATTGGCATCACTTTAGACCCCGAAAAAGACCCTTTCATGATCCATTCAATAGCAAGAGGGGCAATTTATACAGAAAACGGTCAAAGCGTGAAGTTTCACGCGAATGGCCATATTCAAAAAATCGTATTTAAGTCAGATAAAGTCAAAAAATCACTGGCTCGGTGTGAGTCGGCTATATCTCGAATTCATCAGAGGATAAAAGAAAATGGCAAAAACAGCAGCGGAGCGCAAAGCGGAACAGCGTAAGCGACAAAAAGACAGTGGCGAAACGAAATTTGAGCTGATGGTTGATAGTCAAGAATTGGAAATGTTGAAAAATAATTGTGCTATTCGTCGACCAGGGCGGGAGCCTTACGAAATGAATGAGTACATTCAACTATTAATTCGCCAAGATACTGCTCGACTAAGTGACAAAATTCACGAGTTATCAAAATCAACCTGTAAAAGATGTGGTGAGCAATTGCCTGTTAGTCAGTGTTGCTTATCAGGTGCGTCTGATTGTTGGAATACAAACGGCTGGCATGATTTGAAGTTGGATAATATTGCCGTGACATGTCACAAAGCGGATAGTTTATAAATGAATCACATAACCCTGTAATTCAAAAGAAATTTTAATTATTTCTGATTTACAGGGTTTCCCAATGACTTTATTTATGTATACTGTACAAATATCCAGTATACAAATGGGAATTTGAATATGAGCGATTTATTACAGGAATCGGTAGCGTTTGAGCGCATTAGTGTTATTGCAAAGCTAGGGAGTTTAGAGGGTTGCAACCATTATGAGCGTCAAGTTGTACTCACACTGATTACTGAACTTGCAGACGGTGCAAGGGAAGAAATAGCAAAAAAGAGCAATCAAAAAATTAGGCTGCTAAATAGCAGCCCTGATGTAAATCAGCAATCATGCACCCTTTGAGGTTAATAACCCTAGCGCCAGTTGGCGCTGTTCAGGGTTAAATTTTTCAATCATGGATTGAATCAAATCATCTGAGTGGGCACTAGGGCTGATTGTGTGACTAAACGTTAGATTTAAAACATAGGTGTGACCGCATTCAACATCATTACAGGCGCAATAAAGGTCTGAAATTTCACGATGTTTACGATTCGATTTGCGAATTGTCGCGCGTTGGCCGCAAATGGGGCAGAATATTTTTAATACTCGCACGTTCCAGACCTCCGATTGTTGATAACGTCTTAATTTTACCCTATTTTTAGACATTATTCATTTTCCTTAATGGTATTTTGACGGAAATTTAATTTCAAAGGCTCATTTCTACCGATTTTACTATTAACCGCATTCATAAATAAATTTTGTACAGGGATAACTTCATCTTGTCGATAGGCTTCTCTTGCTTTTAAGGGGTCACCTAAGCCGCCAGAGCCTAAGCCGGGAATGATGCCAGCAAGGCCTGCGGGGAAGCGGTGAGCATTTAAGATATCTTGCGCACTAATACTTTTCACATTGCTAAACTCATCGTTTGCAGAGATATCCCCAACGGGAATAAATTTGATGCCATCAGGGTCACCATTCGGCACACTCACAAACATAGTTTCAAAATTACCAATCCCTTTGCTTTGGCTGAGTTTTTGGATAATTTGTTCTTCTACTTCGTCGGTCATATTCGGGTCATTACAGTAAATCATCCCGCCCGTGTGTGCCCCGTTATGGTAATAACGACGACGAAATATAGTGGCTTCACTGTTTAGTAAAGCTGCGTGGATACCGCCAATATAGTCCGGTAAACCGTAGACTTGCTGTTGTGGGTCATACATCTTGATATAAATGATTTCATCAGGGGTATAAACTAGATGTTCACCTTCTTGTAAAATGACAAAATCACCGTCTTTACGCCTGCGCAAGTAAAGTGAGGGCAAAACCTCCAGTCCGATGGTTTCGCCCCAACCGTTACGCACTTTTAAAATGGCCACATCACCAAACAAAAAATAATTAAAAACGGCTGCTTTTAGTTGCTCATGGGTTAGGCCACCGCCTATATAGTCACTGGTAACCATATTATGACGAGCATAAAGAACGCCCCCATGTTGGCCATTTAAATTCACTAACTGCGCAAGTGCTTCACGGTCTATTGGGGGTGTCCAATGATCAAAATCATTGTCATACCAAATATTTTGATAATCAGTATGAGTCGTTAAAATCGGCTCTGGTTTGCCAAGAACGATGCTAAATGCTTTTTTTGGCGCAGTCGTAGTCTGTGTCATTTGTTTACGAGAATTCCGTTTCTTTTTCATTATGCAGCCTTTGGTAATATATATTTAGATTTGCGCTTTTTATCCGTGTTAAGCGGCTCTTTAATTACTGCGTGAGACGTTGCCCAGAAAACATCCGCGTGGCCTGTTTCTTGTGTTCTATCTGCGACGAATGTCATTGCGCCACCTTTACCTGTAGTTGTGTGACGGATGCATAAAAATGACGCGGGGATTTCTTTCTGATCCATATCCCATTCAATGCGTTCTTCGTCGACAATATCTATCATTTTCATCACAAGTTGCGTTTTCATTTGCAGACTATAAAGAATGGGCTGTGTGATACGTGGCGCAAAATCTTGCACCATTTCATATACGGATTGACCTATCCCTGTGGTATCAATGCCAATATGTGTGAAACGATATTTCTTGGTTAAGTCTTCAATCAATTTTGCTTGATGTCGCCAGCTAAACCCTTGCCAATAAAATGTTGCCAATACCCGAAATACTTCGGGTGCCATCATGGGTGGTGCAACGATAACAAATGTTGACGTGTCGCCAGAGCGTGCAGGGTCATACCCGCCCCACACTTCGCGATTGCCAAATGGGCGCGGGTCGTCGGGTTTATGGTCTTCCCATAAATTCACATCAACACCGCATTTCATTAAGGTGTCATATTTAAAGACAGACTTACCACTATCAATAAATACGCACATATACAACATGTTGAATGTGTCAGGGTTATATCGTTGTCGTAATTTATCGATAGACGCTAAGTTAAAGCCGCCTTTTATCGCATCTTCAAGGGTAATGATATAGCGCCATTGCCCATCGGGGCACTCACGCCCCCCATCACGCATTTCTTTCTCACTTGGAAACTCGACGTTCTTACGTTTAGGGTCATTGCCGCGCCATTCATCCCCCATCCAAAATGGATAAGCTGGATGTGTTTTAGAGCTAGGCGTGGAAAAATAGGTGATACGCCAGCGGTCATGTGTTGCCATTGCAGATGCAACATCATTTAAGCGTTTAAAATCAGGAACCCAAAAATATTCGTCACAATATAAATGACCACTATAAGATTGAGCCGTGTTTTTATTGGTGGATAAGAAGCGCAGCTCTGCGCCATTACTTAAACGGATGGGATTACCCGTTAGCGATACACCAAAGAATTGCTCCGCAATATTCACAATATATGACCGGAATACTTCCGCTTGGGGTTTTGACGCAGATAAAAATATCTGCGGGTCACCCGTCAAGCAGGCATTCTCAAAGGCTTCAAAGGAGAAGTACCACGTTGCCCCGATTTGACGGCTTTTTAATATATTGCGCACTGCCTGCGTGATATTAATGCGCAAATGCTTTTGATAACCAAACAGCATTTCATCAGCAAAGCGTTGGAAATCTTCTGGCATCAGGCTAGAAATGTCATTTTTACGATAACGTTTCTTTTTCTTCGGTTCGCCATCTTCATTCATTGTATAATCAGCACCGCCTTGCATATCCGCTGATTGCGATTTTAACGCTGCCATTTTTTCAGCGTGTTTATTCGCTTGCGCCATTAATTTAACGTGGCTAGCAATCAAGCGGTCTAACTCATCTAATTCAAGCTCCGTTTTTTTAGTTCGCTCGCTCAATAAAACAATGCGACGGTTAATTGCTTCAATCACACTCTCATGACTGAGCATATCTGCCCAATTCCATTTTTCTGCCCAATAGTAAACAATCCGACGATTAGGCAGGCTCAATTCCTCCGCGATTTCCGCTGGAGTATAGCGTCGCAAATATAACGATTTTGCGACCTGTATTTTTGCATCCGTGTATTTAACCATAGTAGATGCATTGTGCCCCGACCTTTAAACGCTGGCATTAAGCGGCTTTCGGCAAAGCATTTATAACCGAATCGAACTTGTCGCCAGTGAAAAAAATGTGGGCAATACTGAGCACCTAACGAAATGGAAGTAATAAACCCAAGGATGGGAGCAACATGTAAATGTCGCAATTGAGAACAACATGGTTATGTATCGCGACTGAGGGTGACACTGTTGATGGTCGTATTATCGAACGCCAACATTTAATTGAAGCCGCTGAACTTTATGATTACACGCTATGGGCAGCGTTGATTTGGCCTGAGCATAACCACGAAGTTGATCCAGTGGGTGAAGTACTTGAAGTCATGCTTGATGAAGATAATAACGGAAACTTGCAACTTTTAGCGATTATCCGCCCATTTGTCAGTTTGCTATTAGCAAATACAGAAGATAAGTGGCTATTTACCTCGATTGAATTAACGCCAGATGGAAATTTTCGCGGTACGGGAAAACACTATTTAGAAGGTCTGGCTGTTACTAATAGCCCGGCAAGCGTAGGAACAACACGGCTACACTTTAGCCGCAACAAATCTAAGGATGGAACCATGTCAGACAAAAAAAACTGGCGCAAAAAATATAATATCGCAGACCCTGCACCAACACCGGAACCAACACCGGAGCCAACACCTAACCCCGACCTTCAAGAGTTAGCCGAAGCGCTGGCAGCTGCCGAAGATAAAATTGTAGAGCTGGAAGCGAAGCTAAATGAAACGTCGCAGGAAGTGACTGAAGTTCAAGAAGATATCGAAGTAGTAAAAGAAGTCGTCGATACAAATGAATTTAAACAGTTGCGTGATAGTTTGCCGGATTTAGTTAAAAATTTCAGCAAACTAGATAAGGTTGTGACTAAAAAACCAAATCCAAATCCTAACGGGGATAAAAACGCTCGTTTTAATTTTCTGTAAGGATAAAAAGGAAAGGAATCCATGCAATTAAATACTCGTGCAAGGCAGTTTCTAAAAGAATATGAAGCTGGTCTGCGTAAAAGTTATGGGGTTGACGATACGTCAAAATACTTTGCCATAACTGATCCAAAAGAAACATCATTGCGCAATGCGTTGATGGAGCAATCTGCATTCTTAAACATGATTACATGTGCTGATGTAGACCAACTCCAAGGGCAAGTCGTATCAGTAGGAAACCCCGGTATTTTTACAGGTCGTAAGCAAGGTGGGCGTTTTATTCGTCAAACTGCGAACGATGGTAATGAATATAAACTGGTTGAAACTGATTCCGGTGCAGCACTTGATTGGGCGCTTTTATCTGTATGGGCGAACTCGGGATCTGAAAATGAGTTTTTCCAACGCATGCAAGCCTTTACTAATGAAACGTTTGCATTAGATATGATCCGAATCGGTTGGAATGGTACGCATGTAGCAAAATCAACAGATTTTGAAGCCTATCCGAACGGAGAAGACGTCAATATTGGTTGGCATCAAATCGCAAAAGATTGGGACGGTGGTAAACAGGTAATTACTGACCCAGTCAAATTAGATGATAAAGGGGATTATCGGTCATTAGATGCAATGGCATCCGACCTGATTAATACCTGTATTCCGGTGCAATACCGCAGTGACCCACGCTTAGTTGTATTAGTTGGGCCTGATTTAGTCGCGGCTGAACAATACCGACTTTATCAAGCGGCTGACAAACCAACAGAAAAAATCGCAGCTCAAATGTTGGGAACCACAATTGCGGGTCGCCCTGCGATTATCCCGCCATTTATGCCGGGCAAACGCATGGTTGTGACATATCTGTCAAACCTGCATATCTACACCCAACGCAATACGCGTCAGCGTAAAGCGGAGTTTGTAGAAGACCGTAAGCAGTATGAAAACAAATATCTGCGTAATGAAGGATATGCGCTGGAATATCCAGAGTTATATGCCGCTTATGATGAAAGCGCGGTCACAATTGGTGAAATTACTGAACCTGCTGAAAAGGTCGGTGAATAAACCATGTTATCACCTGCTCAACGTCATCGGGCTAGCGTTGAACTACGCCAAAAGCTAGAACAGCAACAGGCCGTCACTATCGCAGATGGTGCTAGTATGCACTTACAGGCGAGAGCGATTGAGCAGGATGTCAAAAGATTGCGTGAGCAACCGACAACGGCTGACCGCGTGGAAATGAAAAAGCGGGAGTTACTCCCCGCTTATCTTCCCACCGCTGAACGCTATTTGTCCGAGGGGGAGGTCTACCGAAACCCGATTTTTGCTTACTGCACCGTTTGGCTATTTGATGTTGGGGATTTCGACAAGGGATTGGATTGGGCAGATATTGCCATTGAGCAAGGACAGCTCACCCCAGACAATTTCCGCAGTAATTTTCCGGCCTTTGTCGCTGACACTATCTTAGCGTGGGCAACATTGGAAAATGAAGCGGGAAACAGTATTGAGCCTTATTTTTCAAGAACCTTTAAAAATGTCACTGAAAAATGGCGAGTTCACGAAAAAATCAGGGCGAAATACTACAAATTTGCTGCATTGAATTTGCTAAGAAGCAATATCAATCAGGATGCGAAAGCCAGTGCCATTGACTGTGTCGATACATTGGAACAGGCCGCATCCTATATGGAAAAAGCACGACAGCTTAATCCTAAGGTGGGTGTTGATACGCACTTAAAACGGATCGCAATGCGCATTCGAGCGTTAACAGCCGAATAAAAACGACTACCGCAAGCCAATCGGGCGTGGTGGAGATGATGCAATTTATTGCTTTCAATCTTGGAAGCCAGTCAGCCCGATTTTTTAAAGGATAAAAAATGAAAGCATGGATGATAGGTGTATTTTTTGCGCTGGTATTTTCAATGAGTTTAATTGTCGGTAATAAATTTGATATTGAAATATTAACGGATATTGGTGTTTCAATGGCGTGGGTATCTATTGTTTTTTATTACATTATTTCCGCGTCGATTTCATTAGCTCTATTTTGTTTTTCATTTGGTGATGCAAAGCAAAAGGGAATTTGTAGAGAATTTATTTTAATATTTAATGAAACTAATTCAAAGCCAAGAGCACTTTTCTATTTAATTAATAACGTTTTCGCAATTGCGTTTCTATTTTTATCGGGATTTATTATCACAGGTGTAAGTCTTGCTGTAATGGCTCTTGTATCGCGATATCTAATTAAAATTGCGGTAAGGAAAATATTATGCTCAATGGCAATGAATTAAATTATCAGTCCGTTGAAATAACGAATGATGTTTTTTGGCCTGATATTAATTTAGCTGATTTTCAAAAACAGCGGAAAATACCACCGGATTTAAATCATGAGTTATTAACGGATGCGTTATTAGCCAGTGTTGCTGAAATTAATTTATCGCTGGAATCACTGAAAAGACAATTAATGTCTAAAGGTTATAACACTGCCAGTGATGCACCGGGTGCTAAAGCTAACGGACAAAACGCATTATGTGCGCAATATAAAAAAGCACTCTACGCACGAGCTAAAGCGGATTTGATAGGTGAAATAACCTCAATTGTCAGTCGTGCGGCGAATCCGAAGCAAGAAAACCCTGAAACAAAGAATAATTTACTCGCAGAAGCCGCATTTGTTATCCGAAATATGAAAGGCTTAAAACGTGTCACGGTGGCGATGATATGAATAAATTAAAAAGTCTAACTGATTTTTTAAAAACCAATTTACCGCTACGCGTCTGCGACGTTGAATTTAAAAGCGAAATGGACGAAATACAGTTTATTCGTGCCCATCGGGATTTAGGTTTAGACCAGTATCAAATGATGATACGACAAAGTGAAGCTGTCATTTCATGGGGGCGTTTTCCTTATCGACTGATTCATCCTGATTATATCCCTTTGCTAATTGATGCGTGGGCATGTGAACAAGATAACGAGTTAGGCAATAGCAATATCGAACAAGAACCGCCATCTATGATTGTTGAAGTTGATGACGAAACAGCTGTTGTCATTGTGTCAATTTCACTCGCTGAGCCCGTTGTGATGAAAGAAGACATAAACGGGATTGTTCCTTTTGATGGTAAACGTTGGTCACTGGCAGATACCGAATTTGGATACGCAGAACATGCTGAAATTTATAGCGACGTAAAAAATGATAATTAAAGGCCAATTGAGCAAAGAGCAATTTGCAGAAATGCAAAAAGCGTTAAAAAACCTTGAATTACCAGAAAAGAAAAAACAGCGTTTTTTATGGCGCATGGCGAAACATGGCGTAATTGCATCAGCAAAACGAAATGTTAAAAATCAACAATCGCCTGATGGTGAAGCTTGGAAAAAAAGGCAAAGTAATTATAAGAAAAAAATGCTTCGTAATATGCCTAAATTATTGCATATCAGGGAGATGCCTGAAACAGATTCGGTAAGAATTTATTTACAAGGTGGAAATTATCATAGTGGCGGTAAAAAATTAAGTGCGGGTGTTGTTGGTTTCACTCAACAACATGGAATGAAAGCAACAATAAGAAAACGTGATGTTCAATCAAAAAAAACAACTGAGCGTGAAGCCACAAAGAAACAAGCAAAAAAATTACGTGATTTAGGATATCAGGTTAAATCTGGGAAACGTTGGAAAAAACCAACTGTAAAGCATATTTGTGAAAATATGGATATGGGGCAAGCAGGTTTATTAATTAGAAAGTTAAGTGAAAAGCCACCTAAAAATACATGGTCGATAGATGTTCCATCCCGTGTTTTTTTAGGCATGAGCGACAGCGATTTTAAAAAGGCACTCGCAAGGCAGTTACAAGGGATTGGATTTGGCGCTGATGTTAAAGCGCAGGATATTAAATAAAAGGACTTAACTATGTGGCCTAACATTCAGGTTAATCAAGTCAATCAGTTACAAGGCGAAACTAAAGAAATTGAGCGTGTTTTGCTGTTTGTGGGCAAAGGGAAAAGCCATATTGGTGAAACCTTACCTATTAATACTCAAACTGATTTAGATACATTATTGGGGGTAGAAAATAGCCCTTTAAAGTCGAATATCAAGGCAGCAATGGCGAATGCTGGGCAGAACTGGTTTGGTTATGTTCACGTCTTGCCGGAGAGCGCAGCCGAAACCGATTTTGTTGATGCGGTCATGAAAGCGCAATCTGTTGCCAGTGTTGAGGGCTATGTCTATATCGGTGATACCACCAAAGCCACCATTAAGGCCGCGCAAACACTCCGCGCCAATTTAATGGCGAAGTTTGGGCGCTGGACATGGGCAATTCTTTCTGTCGCAGGGTTACAAGCAAAAGAAACGTGGCAACTAGCATTAACGCGCCTTGGTGAACTTCAAAAAGGCGAAGCGGTTGAATCTATTCAATTAGTGCCCACATTTTGGGGAAATGAAGCGGGCGTATTGGCGGGTCGTTTATGTAACCGTGCGGTTACCATTGCTGATAGCCCGGCTAGGGTGAAAACAGGCACTTTGCTTGATTTAGGTAGCGTTGATAAACCTAAAGACGATAGCGGTGTAGAAATTGATTTAGCCACCTTGCAAGCGTTGGAAAAACTCCGTTATAGCGTGCCAATGTGGTACCCCGACTATGACGGCATGTATTGGTCGGATGGTCGCACTTTAGATATTGAGGGCGGTGATTTTCAAGCGATTGAAAACCTGCGTATTGTTGATAAAGTCGCGCGTCGCGTTCGTTTACAAGCTATTGCAAAAATTGCAGACCGTAGCTTAAACAGTACACCAAACAGCATCGAAACCCACAAATCCTATTTTGCTCGCACCATGCGTGAAATGTCACGCAGTGCAGAAATTAACGGTGTTACGTTCCCCGGTGAGTGCAAGCCACCGCAAGACAATGACGTCGTGATTGTGTGGAAAACCAAAAATACTGTTGAAATTTATATCACAGTAAGAACGTATGAATGTCCGAAAGGAATTACGGTCAGTATCTTACTGGATGCTAGCTTGGAGAGCGCATAATGAGCCAACGTTTATCTGGTCAATCCTTTGACTTTAATATTGATGGTGACTTAATTCACGTCGAAAAAGTGAGCCTATCCATTACTGATAATACCGCAGCCGCGCAAACCAAAGGTATACCCGACGGTTTTGTCGCGGGTGATGTGAGCGCAGAGGGTGAAATCGAAATTAGTACAAAATATTTTGAGATTATCGTCGCAAAAGCGCGGGCGGCAGGTTCATGGCGTGGGATTAAGCCAATGGATTTCTTATGGTATGCCAAGGCAGGCAATGAAGAAATGAAAGTCGAATCATTCGGTAATAAATTGATTTTGACTGATATTTTAGATACTGACCCCAAAGGTGGCGCACTCAATACTCACAAAATTAAATATCTGGTCACCAGTCCTGATTTTGTGCGTATTAAAGGTATTCCTTATTTGGAATCTGAGTTAACTCAAACCCTTATCGGATAATAGGGATAATTTGTTCATGGAAGAACACGAAAAAACATTTATTACAATGGTTATTATCGGGGCGCTAATTAGCATTGGTCAAATGCTAACAGGGGCTGAACCTATCACCATCAAGTTATTTGTGAGTCGGGTGATTTTAGGGGCGGCAACCTCTGTCGCTGCCGCTGCACTTTTAATTTGGATCCCCGACCTTTCTCCGCTTGCCCTTGTTGGGTGTGCGTCCGCATTAGGGATTGCCGGATACCAAGCGGTTGAAATGTGGATTAGAAAACGTGGAAGCGCACTGTTAAAAGGGAAATTTAAGCAATGAGCAAATTACCACCAAGAGGAATTCGTAACAATAACCCCGGTAATATCCGCCACGGTGATAAATGGCGAGGTTTACACCCTGAGCAAACAGATAAATCATTTTGCCGATTTATCGCACCGGAATGGGGGTATCGGGCACTGTTTATTTTAATGCGTAACTATGAGCGCAAACACAAAATTTGCTCTATTCGTGAAATTATTAACCGTTATGCACCGCCAGTGGAAAATAACACGGAGGGCTATATTCAGCGTGTCGCAAAAGAGTTAGGGGTTAGTCCTGATGATTGCTTATCTGTTATGCAAAAAGACGTTTTGTTTGCTTTAGCGGATGCCATTACTCGTGTCGAAAATGCGGGGCAGCAACCTTGGGGCATTGCCGAATTCGAAAAAGGATATGCATTAATATGACAAAACAACTCGCGCTGATAATTGCTTTATTGGCCTGTGCCTTTGGCGCGGGTTGGAAAGTCAACAGCTTATATCACGATAGCATTGAGCTAACCGCAAGTAGGACAGCAGCAAAAATCAAAGGGGATATTGAAAAAATATCGAGTGAGTCCGGTCAAAAGCTGGAAGAACAATTGGAGGGGATTGCCAATGCTGCCCCCAGAGAAATACGCACTGAAATTATTAAGCCTGTGTTTACTAACGTTTGTGTTAGTGATGAGTTTGTCAGCATGTACAACCAAACCGCCGACAATATCGAGCGTGAACTATCAGGAAAACCTGTTAAAAAAATGCTCGACGGACATTCCGAGACTCGCGGGAACAACAGGCCGTGATATATCAGAGCCATTAGAAAAAATGGCTATTTTATACGGTCAATGTGCCGCACGGCACAACCAATTAACGGACGAAATCAGAAAGAGAAAGGAACTATCTCATGACTAAAAAAATTATTACGTTAACTATCAATGAAAAAGACGTTAGCTTTGAGCCAAATATCACGGCTTATAATGGCATGATTAACGATATGTCGATGGACAATAAAGTTGCCCCGCTCACCACTTATTTAAAACGTATTGTCACCGCTGAAAGCAAAGAATATTTAGACGAATTACTCAGCTTTCCCGGGGCTGCCGCACAACTTGCCGAAGCAGTAAACAAAGAATACGCGCCAAAGCTGGAAATTAGCGTAAAAAACTAAAAAACCGTGTTCGTGCAATTGAGCGCAATGAGTTAGAGCAATTCATTGCGCTCAGAAAACACTATTTACCTCATGAGCCGGACACGGAAGAAAATATCGCTACTGCAATCTGGTTAGATAACCGTCACTGGGAAAACACGCAAATTGCAGTCGCAAACGGAATTGTATTAGCGTTTAAAGGTGACTCATGAGCGAGTTAGATTTTACTCTCAGCCTTATCGACAATATCACAAAGCCTATTCGACAAGTGCAATCGGCTGTCTCTAATTTTGCTAGAGATAGCCAAGTCGCCTTTGGTAAAATTGCTGTAGGCGGTGCAGGTCTTGCCGGGGCGTTCTGGTCTATTAAAAGCATCCTTGACCCTGCCATTGAAATGAATGATGCCATGATGAGTGCATCATTACAGGGTATTGATGATGGCATCATGTCTAAAGTGTCTAAAGACGCCCTGAAATTCGCATCCCAATACGGAAAATCATCCATTGATTTTGTCAATTCCACTACGGCAATCAGCAAAGCCATTAACAATGTCACGCAGCAAGATTTGCCGCAATTAACCCGTATCACAAACACAACCGCAGCGGCATTAAAAACTACATCAACCGAAGCCACCGAATATATGGGGCAAATGTTTAACCAGTTTGAAAGCCAAGCAAATACCGTTGGGCATGTTAAATTTGCCGAAGATTTAGCAGGTAAGGCCGTGTATATGTCAAAAGCCTTTGGCGTATCGATGGCTGAAATAACAGGTTTGATGGAGGGCGCAAAAAATGCAGGTACGCAATTTGGCGTCGGGATTGATGAGCAGCTTGCGGTATTGGGTGAACTGCAAAGAACGCTAGGCGGTGAGTCGTCGGGAGCGTATGAAGCATTCCTCAAAACAGCTACCGATAGCGGTAAAAAACTCGGCCTGTCATTCGTCAATGCGTCAGGTCAGATGTTATCCATGCCTGAAATGCTGGATAAATTGCAGGGCAAATATGGCAAGAGTATTGAGGGCAATTTAAAAGCCCAAAAAGAAATTGAAGCGGCCTTTGGTGATTCTGCCGTCGTGGTCAAACAGCTTTATGGCAATGTTGATATTTTGCGTAAAAATATTGGTTTCTTAGGTGCCAGTGATGGAATGAAGCGCACCACGGAGCAAGCCGCAAAATTAGCCAATCCGTGGGAACGGCTTATGTCTATTTGGCAATCTATCCGTATCGCCATTGGTATGACGTTATTACCTGTCATTACCCCATTAATCGATAAACTCGCGGAAGGCGGTCAAACCCTTGTACGATGGTTTACGTTATTCCCCAACATTGCGCGCTGGGTCGGTTATATCACAATGGGCACACTCGGATTTGCTGCCGCAGGTGCTGCCGCCAATATCGTGATGGGCATTTCCAAATTTATCATGGCAGGGTTAAGTATCACCATGGGGGTATTTAGTGGTGTGCTAAAAATGGGCACTGCTGCTATTTGGTTATATCGCACAGCAATATTGGCATGGAATACCGCCCTTAAATTTATTCGCGGCACATTGTTAGCGGTGCGTATTGCTGCAATGGCGGCAGGTGTTAGCTTTTCATTTATGAGTTGGCCTGTCTTATTAGTTATTGGCGCTATCGCGCTTTTAGCTTATGGCATTTATAAACTCATTAAACATTGGGATGATGTTAAAGCTGCAGTAATGAACACAACAGCATTTAAAGTGGTTGCGATTGCAGTGCATGCCGTCGGGCTTGTTGCTATGCAGGCGTGGGAATGGATGTCACAAAAGTGGCTAGAATTTACGGCCTATTTTGCTGATACATGGGCATTCAAGGCGATCATGATAGTGATTGACACTTTGAAGACTGCATTTATTCAAACGTGGCAGGCCATTACGGATGGGTGGAATACGGTTTGCAATTTCTTTAGTGATTCACCTATTGATAAAACATTTGAAGCAATGGGAAATAGTATTAAAGCTATTTTTTCAAAGGTTTGGCAATCAATTACGGATTCTTTTCGTAGTGTATATAACACCATTGTAGAAACACTAAATTACTTGCCGGGCGTCAATATTGAAACCAAAGCCACCGGAACCGTTGACGGTTCACCCGCCCCAGCAGGCGCGGCAGGTTTATTAGTCGGTGGGCAACTTAGCGGTGTAGAGAAAGGCGGCATTAGTCGGCAAATCAGCAATAACCGAACCCAATCGATTGATAACAGCAAGCGATACGATACAGTAAATATCAATGTGACAAACGGAATGTCACCAACGGATTTAGCGGAATGGACTGCGCTTGATAATGGATAACTTACTCTACATTGATTTATTAATTACAAACCGAGATTTGACATTAAACTCCGGCAATGAACCGGAGTTATGCAATAACCGTCAATCAATCACCCAAGATGTGGCACACCGTATTATTGAAAGCGGACTCGCCACCCAATTAGTGGCAGAACGTAGCCCAACATTACGCGCGGACATTCGCACGCAAATGGAAATTTTGGTTGAAAGTGATGAACGGTTAGTTCCGGGTGCCGTTGTGATTGATGAAGAAAATACTAAGCGACTTTGGGTAACCGCGGATACGTATGATTTTGGCCGTATCAATTTAGGGGTAAATTATGAACAGTAAAAAAATCCCTGAAATTGATTATGAACAGGTTTTACGTGATAGCGGGATGCCTGTCTCAGAGGAAGAAATTAGCGATAAATTTGCGGAAATTGTCCACGATGAGGGCTTTGTTACTAACACCTCGGACATGTCACCGTTTTGGCGCTTGATTAATACCATTGTAACAAAGCCTGTTCGCTGGCTCACGGAAGCATTAATTAATGTCACCTTGAAAAATATGTATTTAGCTACCGCATCAGGGCAATGGCTAGATATGTTTGCATGGGGCGTCAATTTAACGCGCAAACCTGCCACCGAAGCAAAAGGCGTCATCCGTTTTTATCGTGCCGCAGGTGCGGGAACAGTCACCATTCCTGACGGAACCATAGTGCAAACAGAGCGTATCAACGGAATTATTTACAGTATGAAAACCGTTGAAACTAAAGCGATAAATACCGATAGCGCATTAGTGCCGGTTATCGCTGAAAATGCCGGAGGGGCTTACAATCTTGCTCCTGGTTATTTTCGTATTTTACCCGTCGCGATTACAGGTATTGAGCGCGTTCAAAGTGAAGAAAATTGGTTATTAGTTCCGGGTGCGAATGCAGAAAGCGACAATGATTTGCGTGACCGCTGTCGCAATCAATATAACTTAGTCGGTCAATATCACACTGACGCAGTGTATCGCGGCATGATAGCGAATGTTGTCGGCTTGAGTATTGACCGTATTTTCTTTTTGCATGATGCACCGCGCGGCGCGGGAACGGCTAACGCCTATTTGTTATTAGACAGTGGTGTCACTAGTCAGCCATTTATCGACAAAGTGAATGATTATATTAATGCACAAGGCCACCACGGACACGGTGATGATATGCAGTGTTTTCCCATGCCAGAAACACAGCACGTATTAAAAGTGACTTTATTTGTGCAAAGCGTGGAAAACTTTACCGCAGAGGAATTGCAAAAACTTAAACAAGATACGGGTGATTTAGTACGCTGCGCCTTTCGTGAAAACACCAATTATGACGTTAAAAAAACATGGCCATATTCACGTTTTTCATTCTCAAATTTAGGCCGTGAGTTACATAAACAATTTTCCGTCTTGGATTCTATTGTGTTTAGCATACCCGACATTGTCAGTGATTTAAGCGTCCCACGCCTAAAATCGCTCACGATAGAGGTGCAAAATGCCCGAGTTTAAAGAACGATTAAAGCGATTGCAGTTGCCGTCATGGATGAACCTTGGTGAGCTTGCCACATTATTGCGAGCCGCAAAGCGGTTTTGGGAAATAATTTATAGCTGGTTAACGTGGCCTTTGGCGCAATTAGACCCCGATACATGCACCGAGCCATTATTAAACTTGTTGGCCTATCAGCGCGATATCCACCGCTTTAATAATGAACCGTTGGATTTATACCGTAAGCGCGTGAAATATGCATTTATCAACGCTAAAGACTCCGGCAGTGTTGCAGGATTTATTGAGATATTTAAACGCCTTGGTGTGGGCTATGTCGAAATTAACGAGCGACAACCGGATATTGACTGGGACGTCATTATTTTACGGGTCAGTGATGGTCAAATTGCCAATAACCCGGATTTGTTATTACAAATCATTAGGCAGTACGGGCGAACATGCAGACGCTATCGCTTTGAGGTCATGGCGGTGCATGAGTTAGGAATGCGAGTGGGCTTTGTTGAGGCCGAGTATATTTGCTATTACGCCACGCTCCCAAATCAGCCATTATTTATTCGAATTGGACAAATTACCGCGTCAAGTGAAACCTTTGGCGCATCATTAATGTAAAGGACTACATTCATGGCATCAGTTATTACTTTAGCTTTCGAAAATTGGAAAGCCCAAGAAGCGGCAAGCGGTAAGGCCGTATTGTTGGATGAATTCGTGTTCGCTAACGTGCCGAATTTAGACCCGGCACAGCCGATTGACCGCAATGAAAAATTACCCCCTGCAAATCAAATTGTTCACCGTCAAACGGTCAATAAAGCAGGTTTAGCCAGCGAAAATGCCGTGGCCTATAGCGTCACGATGGGTGCTGACATTGGTAACTTTGATTTCAACTGGATAGGCTTATTAAATAAAACGTCTGGCACAGTGGCTATGATTACGCACGCGCCAACCCAAAAGAAACTCAAAACCCAAAGCGGGCAGCAAGGAAATGTATTAACCCGTTCATTTATCTTGGAATTTCAGGGCGCAGCCGAAGAAACCCAAATCAAAACCAGTGCGGAAACGTGGCAGATTGATTTTACTGCTCGCTTGTCGGGCATTGATGAAATTCAGCGCCTGATTAACGTTGATAGTTACGGAGCAGCGGCTTTTTTTAATGATGGCTTTGAAGTCACTCGCAGTGGTGAACAATATACCGTTAAAAAAGGCTTGGGTTATGTGGGCGGTTTACGCGGTGAACTGGCACAAAACCAGATTTTAAATGGCCTGCGCAATACTAAGATTTACGCTGATTTTTCTTATCAGGGCAACATTGTTAGTCAGTGGAACACAGTCATTAAAATTACTGCTGCCGCAACATTGAATAATTATGTTGATGCTGCTGGATTTACGCATCAAGTATTCGCCATTGCCAGTATTGACGCATCCGGTAATGTGAAAGATTTACGCCAGATGGGGGCATTAAGTAGTCAAGAAATTAGCGCGTTAGAAGCTCGTTTAAAATTAGATTTAAGTAAAAAAATTGATAAAGCCAGTATTACCCATCAAATGGGGAATAGTACAGAGTTGGTGGTTAGTCAACAGCTTCTGGCTACCGAATTAGGCAAGAAACAACCAGCCGGAGATTATGCCCCTGCCGGAGACTATGCAACGAATGCAGCATTAAACAGCGGGTTAAATGGGAAGTTTGATAAAACGGGTGGGAACATTTCAGGAAATGTGACAGCCGAAGGTGATGTCGCTTCAAAATATAATAGCTATATCGTTAAGTTAGAAACGCGTGGCGGAAAAACGGGCATTGTCTCATCGACTGATAACCAAAAATATCATACCCATGTATTACAGGGAAAAAGCGGCACCTTAATGCATTTGGGGGATGGTGGCTGGATGTCGGATACGGGTGCCGTATTTGGTGGTATTTCATTATTATCAGACTATCGTTTTAATTCCATAGGGTATGCTTATTCTGCCTCTCAAACTGATACCTACCAGAAAACCAATCATCATTTTTTAAATGTTTTTGGTTATGTAAATAGAAATTACGGTGTTCAGCTTGCCTTTACTAACAATGGTCGAGTAGGTTTTCGTAATATAGAAAATAATACCACAAAAGAATGGGAAGATTTTTACACAACTGCCAATACTACAACGGATAGAAATGGCTACTTGCGTGACCTATCAGGGAGCGAAGACCTCCAAAGTGTTCCGATTGGCGGCTCTATTTTGTGGAACGGAGAGTGGGATGTAAATCACCCTAGAGCGGAATTCTTTTGGCCTAATGAAGGGCGTTCATTTTCGGCTGTTACGCACCCTGAACTTGCCAAGATTTTCCCATCACTAAGATTGCCTGATGACCGCGGGTATGCAATCCGTATCGCAGATAATGGAAAAGGCATTGATGCGGGGCGTAAAGTTGGCACATATCAAGAAGATGCAATGCAGAATATCACAGGCGAAATTGGATGGACAGCGAATGGCTTATTCACAATTGCAAATGGTGCATTCACACCGACAGAATCCACATCAAATAGAATTGCATCAGCAGGTGACGCAGGTCTAACAATAGCTAAAGCAAAATTTGATGCATCAAACCAAGTGCGAACCGCGAATGAATTTCGCATGAAAAACGTGGCTAAAATTTTAATAACGAGAGTGAAATAATGAAATACACAACTGAAATTCGACAAGCACAATTTGACAAAGATGGACTTGCAACTGTCTCAGGGTGGGCAACAGTTTACATTTGTGACCCGTACACACGAGAATATGTCAGAGCATCGTTGGATAATGTTCCGTTAGGTGGGTCAGTAGTCGCTGATGCTTACTTAGATAAACCCGAATTACCAACTAAAGAAAACATTGCCATTGTGCGAAGTGCTGATGAGAAGTCATGGCTTCATGTCACAGACTATCGCGGCAAAACAGCGTACAGCACAGAAAATCGACAGGCAATTGATATTGATTTTATTGGTGATTTGCCCATCACATTAACGCTTTTAGAGCCCAAAACTGAGTTTGACGTGTGGAATGGCAAAAAGTGGGTAACAGATACAGAAGCACAAAAAGCGATGCTAGTCGAACAAGCTGAAAGCGAAAAATCGCAGCGGTTAGAAGATGCAGAGCAAAATATCTTAATGCTTGAGCGCAAAGTGCGCTTAGGAATGGCAACCGATGAAGAAATTGAGCTTCTTAGGCAATGGGAAATTTACAGTGTCAAAGTATCTGAGATTGATACCTCAACCGTACCGGATATCGAATGGCCAGTGAAACCATAGTTCATCCAAGATGGCGTAAATCATTGATGAAAATGTCCCCGACTATGTCGGGGTTAACATGTTCGATGGTGCCTGCTCACCCATTTGTTTACGGGCTTGGGCAAAAAACCGATACAGGCTGCTATTTAAGCCCAACCAACGCCATTAATCACATTGCAAAGAAATTAGCGGGTGCGGGTGAAACTGACATTGTTGTCATGATGGTGTGCGCTAAATCACAAGTCGAATTTATGTCATTGTTGCAAGTGTTTTCGTCTGTATTTCCATTGCCTGTTTTCTCACAGGTGGAACGTATGGCAAAAACAGCGGCTAATCTGCAAGTTACCAAAATGCAATTGCCGAGCAAACAGTTTGGCGGCTTACCCAAGCCACAGGCACTATCAACATCAACAAGTCGGGCAACAATTAATGCCCAACTGATTGAACAGACCAAAAACAGTGCGGGCAGTGCAAGCAGTATCGATACCATGAAATCAGCGATGTCAGGATTTAAATCAGCGAGAGAGACCGCGCTTAAAGAGATTGGCAATAAACTCACGGATTTACTTGGAAAATCCGTGGTTATTTGGAGTTTTACGGGCAAAGGTACAGGTGATTATTTAGCGGAACAGCTACAAAAAGATATCCCTGAGCCAGATGCCATTTTTACATTGGCTACACTGTTCGCAGGAAGCGAACTTGCACCACTAAAGGGAATGCTTCATGATCCAACAAAATCAATCAACAGCACAGAACCCGACAATTACGCTCGCCCTTGATGGTGAAGCTATTCCGCTGAAAAACATCAAAGTTAATTCGTCAATTCAATTTCAAGATAAAGACCAGTCCGGTCAAACGTCAAGCACATCCGTTGCAGAGCAAGGCATTAAGCCACAAGAGTTGCGCATAACGGGCGTGATTAATTTTATTGATGAAAAAATACTCACACGCCTATTTACCTTAGCGAGAGCCACCGAAAACGGAAAGCTAAAACGTTATCGGGTGGCAAACCACACAGCTAAAGCGATTAATTTTCGCATTGGTACTTTTACCAACAATATTGATGCCAGTGAAATTGACGGGCAGATGGCGTGGCAAGTCACATTCACATTAAGAGAGCATTTATCTGTTTCTGAGAAAAAAGACGCCAGAGCCGCAGCCCAAGTCAAAGCGAAAAAGCAGACGGGCAACCCGAAAGCACCGACGGCAGAGTCACAAGAAGAAAAAGACGAATTAACATGGTTTGAAAGTACGGTTTTGAAACCGATTAATGATTATGGGAATAAATAATAATGAAACCGATTAGCCGTTGTTATTTATCTAATGATGAAGTCCATATTGTGGATGCTAAAATCATGCTTGAACTATCAGCCTGTGGTCGTGGTTTTTTGACGGTTGAGACAGAAAATGATTACATAGGTAAATTAGTTCGCTTTGATACGGGGTACACGGATTCATTGTATCGGTATTTCACTGGATATGTTGAGCGGTCACAACCTGCCGATAATGGCTTTCAAAAATTATTTGTTCGTGAGCTCGTTGGCTTGTTTGATAAAATGTGGCCATGTTCATTCCAGCACCCTACATTAAAAACCATCACCGACTATCTACACGAAAATAGCGGCCTAACCTTTATTTTACCCGATGCGAAATATATCAATACACCTATTCCTCATTTCACCCACAATGGTACCGGATATCAACTACTCACTAATTTAGGGGCAGTTTTTAGTATCACTGATTATGTGTGGTACCAAATGCCCGATGGTAAAGTTTTTGTCGGCAGTTGGGTTGATTCGATGTTCACAGCCGATAACCACGAAATACCTACAGAGTTTTCGAAAAATCAATCTGCTGGTAACAGCGCCACTTATCCATTAATCCCCGCTTTACGTGCTGGAACCGTGGTAAATAATCAGCGGGTTAATAAAATTCAGCTTGAAAATGACGATATTACGCTCTATTGGACAGCCGCAAATCCACTGACAGGGAAAGCCGAAAATAAGAGTCCAATTCAAAAGCAAATTGATAAAGCTTATCCCGAATTATCAGCGGGTTTGCATTTACCAAAATTCGCGCGAATTGAATCACCGAGCGAGTCAGTTAGTGCCGGTGATATTTCTGACCCATTCAGACCGAAATATGCCGTTGACGTACAATTGCTAGATAGTGACGGTAACGAATCAGCCGCACCAACTTACAAAGCCGTACCTTTACCACTACCAATGGCAGGCGGTGAAAGCGGTATGTTTCAATTTCCACCGGAGGGAACATTAGTCGAAATTGCTTTTGAGGGCGGCAGGCCAGATAAACCGTTTATCCGGCAAACGCTCAGTCAAAATAATACCCTACCGGACATACAACCAGGGGAGCAATTGCAGCAACAGCGCAAAGAAGTTTTTCAGCGTGTAACCCAAGATGGGAGCTGGAACCGTGAAACTGACCAAAGCATTAATGAAGCGTCAATGTTACGTATTATCAAAGCGGACAAAGAACAGCGCGAACTGGTCGCGAGGGAAACCACAGTACAGGCCAGCGACACATTAACCATTCTAGGTACACGAAAATTACTAGCGGGCGCTATACAGCAATTATCAGAGGGTGACTACTCAATCGCCACATCATCAAATTATGTCGCCAGTATTGAAAAAGACATGACACTTGATGTTGGACAAAACTCAACTATCACCGTGGGACAAAAGCTGATAGAGAAAGTTGGACAAATAAAACAAAGTATCGCAGGCGCACAGCAACAAATTATTGCCCCTGTTGTTTGGATAGGTAACCAGCAAATCAACGTCGCACAGCTAATGATAGACACACTTGATGTAGTGAAAGAATTAGCAGAATTGACAGCAGCACACACTCACAGCAATACAGGCGCACCATTAAACGCGCAAGATATCAAAGGCACAGGCACCAAGTCAGACACCTTGAATAAAAAGTATTCTCCCGTCATTGGTAAGTAAAGTTATCGTCCACCATTTGCCCACCGAGTGTGGGCTTTTTTATGCATCCAATATAGCAGCCTGAGCGCAACTCAGAGCGCGCCAATTACCCAACCACATCACGCAATAAATAAAATGGATCGCACTTACTGTATTGCGCTGGCGAGTCACAGCGCCCACGAAATAAAAGATTTCACCACGTAAAACGCACTACACCGCACCCGCCTGCACAATTTGGATCTAAAAATTATTTCAGTTTTAAAATTCTACAAAACATATCGCCAAGCCGCGCCAATACTAGAGAGTTGCCAAAAATCTCAAACTGAAATGTGTGAAAAGAATTTCAATAGATTTCAGTTTTTAGATCACGAAATAGATCGCGCTAAAAACACAACACAATGAAATATATGAATATTTCATATTTTACGTGGGTTTCATTGGATCGCGATATTAGCCGCATAATTTCAAAAAGCCAGTAACCATGCGGCTTAAGAGGAATTGAAAAACTGAAATGAGTTACAAAAATATTTGGAGAAATTAGCGTGACATACTTTTTAAAAAATAAATCACGCTGTGACATGTCACGAAAAAATAAATCATTCAGATATTTGAAGTGGAGCCAGAAGCCTGTCTTTTTGTTGTGTAAACTCTTTCTTAGTAAGAACACCATCATTAGTTAAATCGCTAAGTTTATCTATATCATCACAGAGCTTTAAAATATTAATTTCTAATTTATTATTTGAGGTTGTTGATAAAGAGAATTCTTTTATTATTGAAAACTCCTTGTTAGTAATAACATCAAAGTGTTTAAGTTCTTCAAGCCTTTCCAGTATTTCAATGAGTAAATCAGTATCAGACTTCACTGGGCTAGGATTTGTGGTATTTGGTGGCGGTGTGATAGTACTACTTTCTGCTGCTTGTAATGAATTGATAGCATTAGAAAACATTAAGGCAGATTCTTTATCAACTCCACCAAAAATTAATTGGGAATTTTTTAGGCTAATAGTTAATGTACAACTCAATAAGTGATTCTTGGAATCAATATTAACTATATCTTTAGATAATACCTTTTCAAAACTTAGACCTTTAAAAAGCCCTGAACTAACTAAATACAAATTAGTATCTGTTAACAGTACAACGCGATGTTTTCTTCCATCAAGATCACCTCTAAAAACACTTAGAGGAGTTTCTTGAGACCCCATCTGCCTTATGATGTAAATAAATTCGCTTTTTTTGCGTGCTGCAATTGTATTTTTACCACCACTTAATCTTGCTAGTTCAGAGACAAGAACCTCATTAGATGCAGAAGAATAATCCAT